TATGTAGCTTGTATTAAAGCAATTATGAATGCGTTAAGAGGTAGAACACAACTAATGATTGGTCTTACTTACTCAGCATCACGAGATGTTTTGTTAGAAACACTGAGTAAAGTTTTAGATAAAATGGGTCTTATTGAAGATAATCATTATGTAATTAATAAAAGTAATCTTGATGTAATCTTTCGTAATGGAACTAAGATACTTGTTAGGTCGGCAGAAATAGGAAATAAACTTAGAGGATTAAATGTAAGTGACATATTCATTGACGAATTTGCTTACATGAAAGATGATTCTGTTTATAATATTCTTCTTGGTCGTTTAAGAGAAAGTGAAGATGGTCAGATATATCTAACCAGTTCACCAAGAGGGTTTAACTTTGCTTATGATTTAACACAAAATGATGAATGTGAGTTCATTAAGGTAAGCACATTTAAAAACAGTTTCTTACCAGATCAGTACATCAAGAATATGCTTAAACAGTACTCAGCAACATTCATTCGTCAAGAGTTATATGCAGACTTCGTGAACTTATGCAATGGATTCTTTAAGCCAGATTGGATCCGGGATCTTTCAACCAATGATAAGCTGGGTATTACTCTCGCAACATCACAGAAGGTTAAGAAGATTAGATTCTGGGACTTTGCATTTGGTTCTGATAAAACTGCTGACTACTCAGCTGGAGTATTGATAGCACTTGTAGATGGTCGATACATCATAGAAGATATTGTGAGAGTCAAACAAGAGTACGCAGACCTCAAGAAGACCATTATAGAGACTGCAAAGCTTGATGGAGTTGGAATACCAATCGGATATGAGAAGGCTGGACAACAAAAAGCAATCATATCAGACCTCAGCATGATACCAGAGCTCCGTGGGCATACGGTACGGACCTTAACAGTAGCAAAGTATGGCTCGAAGATGAAACGTATCCTACCGGTCTCATCTCAAGCCGAACTTGGAAATATCTACATAACCGATAAGTGCCGAAACAAGAAGGCATTCATTGATGAGGTTGGACAACTCACTATGGATGATAGCCACGCAAATGATGATATGATAGATGCGGCTGCATCTGGGTATATACTCTTGAATGAGGGTATGAATGCTACTACAGGACACAAAACAAATATTTACTAGAAGGAATATAGGATGAGCGAACACTATTTACCGATGGGCAATGCCCTGACAGCATCAAGCCTCGACACAATACCAACTGATGATAACGTCTACACATTTGTGAAACATAGTTACAATGGTACTGGTGGATATAAATCAGGAGACTACCTTATCAAGCATGATAAGGAAACATCAATAGCCCGGAGAAAGAAATCGGTCTACTACAAGAACTATATCAAGGGTATCATCGATAGCTTGATAACTCCAGTCTTCTCAGACCCGGCTATCAGGGTGACTAATGATGATCTATTTGAAGCGTTTATGTCAGATGTCGACAATAAGGGTAATGATATCCAATCATTCTCAAAAGTTGTACTTAAATACACTCGTATGCATGGCGTATGCTTCACCTTGATGGATAACTTCTCATATGAGATGCCTACTACCAAGAGTGAAGCACTAGATAGCCGGTCATACCCATACATCATCTTCAAAACCGCCGATCAGGTAGCTCATATTGAGACTGATGATTTTGGTAAGCTTGAAGAGATCTCATTCATTGATGATATCTGTGTAGAAGCTGGTGTAGTAAAAACGACATATCGAATGTGGACATCAGAATACACAGTTGAATATGAAATACGTGATGGGGTTCGATATGAACTTGAATCGAGATTTGAACATGGTCTTGGGTTTCTACCGGTGATTGCGACATATATCGATATGGATAGTGATGTTCTACCACAGCCACCGATCTATGATATCTGTCGTATGAACTACACAATCTTCAATATGGACTCTGAACAGAGAAACCTTGAACGACTGACAGCGTTCCCGATGCTCGCAATACAATCTAAAGATTCTGACGCAAATGTTAACATCGGAGCTGATAGTCTATTGGTTTATGGTGGGGAGTATGAAGGATCCGTTACATCACCTTCATGGATCAACCCAGGGGCTGATATTCTCACTGTGCTTAATACTCTGTCTGATGCATTATTAGCTAAACTTATCGAGTCTGCTAACGTCATAGGTGCTACTGCGGTCAACACTGGTAATGCTACCAAGTCTGGTGTCGCGATGTCGTATGAGTTCCTTGGTCAATCATATGCTCTAAAGGAAACAGCACGAATCGCTGAGAACTTCGAGAAGATGGTATCAATCATGTTTGGACTCTACACAAATACTGCAATAGAATATTCAGTGAAGTACCAATCAAACTATAAACCTTCACAGGATGAGATCGATAAAAAGGTTGAACTGATCAAGAAGATTATTGATATGAATATCTCAGAAGATATCAAAGCTGTAATGCTTGCAGAGTTGATAAAGGATGTCATTGGATACTATAAAATTGATGTGGATATTGAAACTCTACTCAAATCAATTATACCAACTACCTAATAATAAGTGATAGGTCTGATGAATTAATCATTTATCAGACCTATAAATATAAGCATGAGCCTAGAGCTCAAATAATAACAACAACCCTTGAGGTGATTATGAACTACGAAGAATTCTCAGCACAACAGAATGAGAAACTCACATCAGTGTTATCAACTATCGATTCAGATCAGTTTGATAAATCAACAGTCAAAGCCGACATCGCAGCCCTATTGAAGAGCCAAGATGATTATGGTAAGGCATCATATACAAAGAAGGCCACTCAGGTATCAAAGTATCTTGATATACTTGCAAAACTTGGTTATGACAAAGACTCCTATGAGAATCCAGACGACTTTGTAACAAAATTCAAAGAGAAGTCTGAATCAACAGATGGGGCTACTGATGCACTTCAATTATTACAGGCTAGACTTGATAAACTTGAAACTGAGAAGAATGCTGAGACTGAACGTGCTGAAGTATTAAAGGCCACCGCCGATCGGAATACCATTGAAACCAAACTTCGGGATGCAATCGATGATAAACTGAAAGGATCTAAATTAATCATTAAAGATCTTATCTCTGAGAAGCAGGTTAAGCTCGTTGATGGTGAAGTAGTATTCGTTAATGGTGATGGAGTAATGTTATTTGAAGATGGAATAGCCAAGGTACTCGCTGATAACGAAGATCTCCTTAAGGCTGAAATTAGACCAGGTGCCGGATCAACCTCAAAGGTATTGAAGGAGCAATCAACAAACAAACTCTCTATGGAATCAATCAATAAGATGACTCCAGAACAGATTAAGGTGCATATGGCTGAAATTAAAAAGTTGGCTGGAATGCGGTAACTAACCTAATATAGATATAACATGCAGAATCATCTGCTCGAAGTACAAATTTTTTAAAAGGATTTTAATTATGGCCTTCCGGAAAATTACTGATTTTATCCAGGCTGATGTAATCACTGGATTCATCAAAGACAAACTCGAAGCGACAATGGTTGCTCGTAATGTAGTAGACACTCGTACACAGGCACAGCTTGGGTATGGGTCAAGTTATAAAGTACCAGGTGTTGGTGCTCTAACTGTTAATCAGTATGCTGGCAACTCAATCACTCCTGAGAATGCAGCGTCTACCAATGAGATCATCGCGATGGATCAGTACCCATACGTTTCATACTACCTTGAAGACAGTGACGTGAATGAAGCTAACGCTCTTTCTGTTGCAGGTGCTTGGGCTGGTGAAGCTGGTATGCGTATCGCTCAGGTTGTTGATAAATATATCTTCACCAAAATTGCTGCTGATGCTGAAACTGCAACCGGACTTGGTGTAACTACTACTCCTATCGCGCTTAATACCGAAGAAAAGATCCTTGACTATGTAGAGCTCTTCGCTACTACTCTCAAAGAAGCTAACATCGAGATGGATGCTGTAATGGTGGTTCCTCCATTCATGGAAATATCACTTACTCGCTCTATGGGAACACTTGCATCAAACCAAGGACTCTCTGGTACAATTGAAGCTGGTAAGATTGGTCGCCTCTTCGGACTTGATATCTACTCATCTACCAACTTGCCTATTGGTGTTGCTGGTGGACTCGCCGCTGGTGAATATCGCCTCCTTGGTGGTAAACGTTCATGTTTCCATCTTGTTGAAGGTACTTCTATCGTGAAATCTGGTGACTCTGAGACTCGTCCAGCATCATGGAACCAGCTTGGTATGGTTTATGGAGCTGACTTCTCTAATGCAGTTTCATGGTATACCGGTGTTGTAACGAAGTAATCTAATTACTGAGTGATAAATTAATAGGGAGATCAACTATGGTCTCCCTATTTTCAATTAAGGAATCAATCATGTGGTGGTAGTATGAGTGAGCAGGTAGCAACATTTTCATTTAACTACGGAGATGCATTCAAGCAAATAGAAGCATTCCTTGGTAATGATTTAGGAAGAGAATTGAGAGCCGCCGAAGAAGAGATTTCTAAACGAATATTGACTGATAGTAAAAATGATCATAGATATACAAGTAGGACTCAAAACCTTCGTAATGCAACTAAAGTAAAGGGTCATATTAATGATAAGAATTCACTTGGGTTGAGCTTATATGTAGACCTAAAGCAAGCTCCATATGGTAAATACATCATCAGAGGTACAGGTGATACTACATCAGACCCGTTCATTGATAATGCCATTTTAAAGAATCAAGTATGGATCCGGGCTAGACTACAGCAGGCCATAGATAATGCAATCAAAATACAAAACCGTAAGCGGTAGGAGGAATTATGAATTATATAACTTCAGCTGATTTAACATGGGTGCACTTGAAACAGTTTCCACCTGCAACAATATCACCATATGTAACCGAAGCTAATGCTTGGATGGATGACTATGCATCTCAATTAGGGGTAGCTGCGGCATCAATTGCATCAACAGCATCGATAGTTATCAAACGATATCTAGCAAATTATGTTGCATACCGGTTCTGTGAGGATTCGATAGGTGTTAATAACATAGAAGTAACCGAAAATGATATGTACATTGTTAGTAAGGATAAGTTCTACACAATTGCTGAGGAACTGAAGAAACAGATAACACCTGAGCTTATCATGGGAGTGACATTCAACAATCCAACCAGTCGATCAGTAAGTACCGGTAAACTGTTCAGAACTGCATAAGGGGAATATGATGGATAGAATAACAACCATTGAATCGAAGATCACAAATATCCTTAATACCATTGATGGCACAACTCAACCCAATGGGTATAAGTTCTACACCAACACTGGTACCATTCAAGTCTATGATGAAACCCTATCAAATGCTCGTAATACAACCACACCAGGAGAAACTGGAATTGGAGTTAATTACCAGTATGAGCTTCAGGATTCGACAGGAATTGAGGGAATGGATTGGTCTACAGGTCAGAAGGCTCAGACAAGTCGAATGATCATGGTAATAAAGGCAAAGGTACATAATGTCGGTGATGGGACAAAGCACCCCAAGAATGAGATCCGTGTGGCTATGAATGAATGCTTAAGTGATATTCAGTACGCATTCTGGAATAACTATACCCTAAGTGGGCAAGTGCAGAGTATATCATTCATGAATTCATTTAGAACTTATGACGATATCTCAAATAACCGGATTCAATCTGGTACACTTACAAGCCTGTGGTCTATTACATTCCAACAAGATTTCAGTAATCCGGATATACCGGCGTGCTGGTAGCCTAATATAAGTATAGAAGTGGGTTAAATAAGAGCCCCTAATGTTACATAATTAAAAAAAGGATATGATTATGGCTTTTCTCTCTTCAAGTGAGTTACTCACTTTTATTACAGAGGCAGCTCCAGGCACATTCAACACTGCGGTTGTTACAACTGATGTTGATGTTCGTCTCCGTGAAACAGAATGGAAAACTGATATTGAATTGGATAATGAATCCAGTGAATATCGTACTGGTACTTGGTTCGGTGCCGACGAATCGATCATTGGAAAGAAATTTGTTACTGCAAGCGCATCGGTTAAAATTGCTCCAGGTGAATATACCCCAGCAACTGTTCCACTTACCCCAACTGATGCGAAACATAAACTTAATTATGATTTCTTGTTTGAATCTTGTGGTATGACAAAGGTAGAAGTAGATACCGGGGCTACAGATGATGCAGAAGGTATGTATGTATTCTATCCAGACCAAGTAAACTCACAGAAAACACTTTCTATGGCTCGTATTGCATACGATTCTGCTGAAAATAAATATCAGGTTGATGCGGCTAGTGGTGTGGTTGGTAACTTCTCTATCAATGCGGAAGGTACTGCCAAACCATTCATGGTTAAGTTTGATTTCTCTGGTCGATCTGAACAGGTAACTGAGGTTGCTGGTGGATCACCAATCGCTAAACTAGATGAAAGTAAAGTGATGCGTACTGTTGCTGATGCAATGCGTAACACCACTGTGAAGTTCACTAATCTATCAACTGGTACTGTGACTCAGTTCTGCATCACTAAGTTTGATCTAGCATCTGGTAATGAAATCAATCAGGTTGAATGTCAGTCTACAGCATCTGGAATCTTGAACTACATGATCACAAAGATCAATCCAACATTTAATATTGACCCATTACTGAAAACCCTTACTCAGTTCAACTGGTACTCGGCAATCACTAATGAAAGTTTTTATAAAGTAGAGATCGACTCTGAGTTCCTCAGTATCTATATTCCAAGAGCCCAGATACAAACTTCTGATATTGGAGATTCGAATGGATCATTAAGAAACACCCTTAACCTTCGCCCATTGATGAATCTTGACAATGATGCCCCAATATGGCTACCAGTTATCAGTCGCCCGGCTGAACTTTCACCGATTCCATACTTCATTGGGATTAAAGAGAAACTTGCTGACTACTAACGAATAACCCTCTCGTTAGTTATCTAAGAGGAGCTATTTAAAAATAGTTCCTCTTTTTATTTGATCGTCCTATAAATATAGGTATAAACAGCTCAACCTAATGATAGGAGCCACATGAGTGATACCCCAGATACACTATCAGCGACACCTTTATCTCAAAAGGCTATTGCATTCAGACATGAAATTAATGTTCGGAAGCGTGATAAGATTTTTCTTGAGATTTGTGAACATTATAAACCAAAGATTCTCAAGCAAATGTACTCAGTTAAACAATGTGATAAAGATGAGTTTATTCAAATATATCAGATCGAGGTGTACACAGCCCTAATAAAATGGAAGATGACAAGTAACTTCAATACATATTTATTCCTGTATCTGAAGGGAGTCTACAGGAAGTTCATGGATTCAATAAAATTATTCAAAAAAGACTTGGACTATAAATTATTCAGTGATATGACTGAGTATGAGATAACAACAACAACCTATAATAACCTAGATGCCTACGGGCAAGGAGAACCAGATGAGTAATATCGACGTAAAACAAGATTCATTCTGCAGATTTACAAAACTCAGACGAGGAATCAAAACTGCTGACTTCATGGTTATCCTCATGGATGTCTATGAGCAGTTCTCAGCACAGCATACTACCAATGAACCGGTTATTGATGAACCGGTTATTGATGAACCGGTTATTGAAGAACCAGCACCAGCCATTAAATCTTCACCAATAAAGAAAAAGGATAATAAGTAATGGCCAAATCTCGAACTACTGAACCTGCACAGGTTAAACTGACCGATGATATCAGAGCAAAATTGCATGGCTTTGCCCTTGTAAGTAGTAATGTGGTAATTCCATATAAATTAGAGATTGATGGAGTCCCAGACGAGTTCCTCCCAATCTTTACAGTGAAGACTCTTACAGTTACTGAGATGGACGATCTTAAAGCCAATCAATTCATTGAGGAAAAAGCTGAATTCTTTACTGAATTGGTAAGAACTCACTTACTTGGTTGGAAAAATCTTTATGATATATCCACAAATACAATAGTTGAGTATGTAAGTGATACCGATAAGGGATGTCGAAAGGATCTATTTGAGTTGCTACCAAACCGACTCAAAATTGATATCCTAACGTTCATCACATCAATGTCTGCTAACTAACCTAAATGGGGTGAACAAAACTTCACCCCTATCCCAAGAGGAATAATGAAATCAATATCTAGTGAACTATTAGAGCACCTTGAAACTGGAATTGAGATATTAGTCTTGCTACAATATGATGCATCTCCAATGTTATCAGAACTTAATTGCATTGAATGTACTGAATGTGAACGTAAAGAGAATGGGTGTGCACTGGGAATTCGACCAATTGAATACATAGAAGAACCGATTTACATCAGCTTTACTCATAAAGAATATCATAATTGTCCGATATCATTGATACACCCTATCATATATACCTTTAATGATCGATATTCATTCATTAAAGAGTTTAACCAGTCAATGGATCCAACAACAACTCCATCATTATTCTGGTGGTTTGTGAAGACATACAATCGCATCAAATCCAATGTACAAACACAAATGCATGAAGAATCTTTAAAAAAGAATAATAGAGCACCCTAATTATTGTATACGCACTATAAGAGAGAGGTGTATCAATGAGTGAAAGTTTAATATTTGGCGTCCGGGTAGATACAACCGGGGTTACACAAGCACTATCAGCATTTAAAAATCAAATTGATGACGTATCCGATGGAATTACAAAAGGGTTTAATGCTAAATTAGCATCATCACCTGTTGGTAAGTTCATGGATAAGTTGAAATTAGCAACAACATCATCAAATGAGTTTGGTAAAGCTCTTGGGTCCAGTGTAGTGGGTGGATTACAGGCCGCGGCCGTTGCTGCTGTTGCTGCTACAACTGCTGTAAGTGTATTTACAGTTTCAACTGCTCGTGCAGCTAATGAAATTAAGAAGATGTCCGATGCAACCGGGGTAAATGTTACCACATTATCTAAGTTTGCTACTATGGTGAGTAAGGGTGGTGGATCGGTAGAAGATGCTACCGACATCATGAAGGATTATGCAGATAAACTCGGTGATGCCCGTAAGGGTAATGCGGATCTCAGTGAGACATTCAAGAAGTTGGGTGTTGATATAACCAAGAACAATAGTGAAGCATTTGCACAGACTATTGAAGGTCTTGGTAAGTTGAAAGATAAGTCCGTTGCTATGAATATTGGTATGCAGCTTTTCTCTGATAATTACACAAAGATAGCTTCACAGATTGCTAATGGTAACACACTGATCAATCAGACCCCTATCATGAGTGATGAGTTCATTTCCAAGTCTGAAACATTGATGTCATCATTCAATAGACTTAAAACAAACATGATTACATTTGGGACTGAAGCTGTAGTCCCAATCATTGAAGACTTGAATACATTAATTGGTGTGCTAATGACTCCTGGGCTTTCAGGTGAGACTCCATTAGAAACAGCAATGAAGAAAATATCAGGAGCAATCAAAAACGCTTCAGCCAATATTGCATTTGTCACCGGTGGTAAACAAGCAACAGAGACTAATACATCTACACCTGAAGAGACTCTGGCTAATAATAAGAAGTCATTAGAGTACCAACAAAATGCTGTTAACTCAGCAAAAGTTGCATACGACTTAGCTGTTAAGACTAGTAGTTCCAACATTGAGTCTGCAAGAAGTATGTATGAATACTCACTCAAGGACTTGGCTGCCCTTAAAAAGATTGTGGCATCTAATCAGAAGGTTATCGATGATAAGGCTAAAGCTACAAAGGATGAGGAAACGGCTCAGGCTAATCTAATCAAAATCCAAATGACAGCCGAAGCTGATAAATTAAAAGCTGATCAAGCACGAGCTAAAGCAAAAGCTGATGCTGATGCCAAAGAAGCTAAACGGGTGTCTGATTATAATGCCGCAGTCAATCGAGCGATCGAAACGATTACATCTGCACAGAATGAATTGTGGGCATCTTCTCATGAGGGTAAGTTAAAGCTCATTGAACAGGACCAGAATAAACAGTTAGAAGCTATTAAGATCATTGGCACAGAGACTGAGCGATACATTCTTGCAAAGGCTAATATTGAATCCAATACAAACCGAAAGATTGCTGAAGAAAAAGCACGTTATGCTGAAGAGTTGAAGACTAAAACTGAAGCCGATACCAAAAAAATGATGGATGATGCCAAGAAGATTAATGACATCATCAATAATGTTGGGTTGGCATCAAAGAGCCAATCATTCAGTAATCTACAAGATCAGATGATGAAGCCTGTTGGAATTACTAAGTATGGTGATGGTGAATCATCATTCCTTAAGAAAGGTTCGAAGTACCTCACAGAGCAGATAATAGTACTTGATAGTATGAATGAACATATTGATGCGACTATCGAGAATTACAATACACTTGAAGATGAAATTAATGCAATCCAACCGGGTAAAGTTCCGGTGTCATTGACTGAATCATTGGCAGGGCTCAAAGAAACCATCCAATTGCTATATCAGACAAGAGATTTACAGGCAGATAATGTATCAGCGCTTAACACATCTCTTGATCTTGGTGACCGAGCAATTGCGGAACAGCTCAATAAGTATGGCCAGATGCCAGAGACAATATGGGGTCGGATCTTTAAGGTTACTGATGAGGATGAGGAAGCTCTGAATCGTGGAATTGAAATGATCGGTCAATCACTTGATGCTGCAATGAACATGTTCAGTGTAATCTCGGAGACTAAGTATAATCGCGAATTGCAATCAGCTGATCGAACAAAGAAGATGGCACAGGATGAACTCGCATCAAAGCGTATGACTGATAAACAACGACTCGCCGAACAGAAAAAGATTGATGATCAGTATGAAGCAGACAAGAAAGCAGCGTTCCAGAAGACTAAAGGGTTAAAGATAGCTCAGGTTGGTATGGATGCAGCGAGCTCTATCATGGGCGCGTGGTCTGGTGCTATGCAATTACCATTCCCAGCATCGGTTATAGCTGGTGGAGCATTGACTACTATGCTCGGTGTGACTGCAGGTGTTCAAGCCAATAACATTCGTAAGCAGGAATATGCTGATGGTGGTGTCGTTGGTGGATTCAATGGTGCATCACTTGGTCGAGATAACCGAGTAGCAACAATCAGAGAGGGTGAGATGATTATGAACGCAAAACAACAACGTAATCTATTCAAAGCAATTGATAAAGGTGAGCTGGGTGGTGGGGGTGTAACTCTAAACATTGAAAACTTTACCGGTGGTGATGATGAGCTCTCTAAATTAGAGGGTATGTTATACAGACTTCAATCGAATGGTAGATTTAGGTTTGCTTAATAGAAAGGATTAATGATGCGATTCAAAAAGAATGATAACACGTACTTCACGGTTAAGTTTCAAGACTTTGAGCCAATAATCGGAATAAACTACGAATTGATTGAAGTATCGGGTAATAAGTTCAGATCAATAGACAGAGGAATCGGTACCGATCGGTATGCATCTAAGATTACTGTCTACGGGAAGAAGTCATACATCGATGAACTGATCAATGAGTTGCAGTTATTGAGAGATAATAACAAACCAATAATCATCGATCAATGTCAAGATGGAATCTTCGGTGACCATATCAGTTATACCGCACCGATATCATGTGTGCTGTATGATTTAGGAGTTCAATCTAATAAATCATTCAATACATTCATGATTGATATGACATTATTATCGACCGGAATAACGTATAAGGCGGGTGGGAATCTCCCCACCTCTTTACGGTGCTTGAATCATATATGGACTGGTGGAGTCAATATGAACATCAAGACCAATGAAACATACAACAGTAATAACTATTTCGTTAATAGCGTATCTGACGCATACGAGTTCGAAGGAACTTACACTATAAATAGTAGTGATAATGCGGATCTATTCAATTATTGGAAAGGTATCCGCGGAACAGTAATAACTATCAATGAGTCTGACTTCGGGGTTACAAATATGTTTGGAGCTCTAGGGGGCACAGGGAGTCATGATGTGATAATTAAAGATATCACATATGAGATTATCAGTTCCATTTATCGATCAACCACAATTAAACTAATAAAGGTGTCGTAATGAGCAACATTCTAAATAAAATCCAATATGCTGTGGAGATATTCACAAACACAACCACGTCAGTACCAGATATTGGGTTGAATGATGGGTATATTCGGTTTGTTACCGATAACTATGATACAACAATATCCGCAAAATATGAGGATAATACTGATGTTACTGGAATATGGTCATCAGACTTCATTACCAAGAACTCACTACCCAAGCTTGGATCGAAGATAAGTATTGTCGAAGGTGGGGATTATGCATTTCTACCAAATGCAAACATTCAGATTGCCAACGTGACACCCGCGGGGGATCAATATCATGATAAACTATTCACAAACTTGGGTGTGTTCATCACAGGATCAACGCTTAAGATCTATGTTATCATTGATGATGTGTTCTATGTTAGATGGTCGGGTGTAATAACCGGAACAAGGTTCTCAGATCAGACATTTGAGTTTCTTGGATCTGACCGGCATATCAATGAGAACGACACACTCAGCAATGTTAAGTATGGATATGTTATTGGCTCTGAGTTTGTTTACTCAGCTGTATCACCTACACCATATAGAACTGGTATTGTGATGAACAGTTTTGGTCCGGATATCTATGGGGTTCCATTGGTAAAGGATCTATCAACCGGTGGACACCCACTCAGATTATTCAGTGGGTTCAGTAACAGTTCAACCTATGACCTTGAGACCCCAATCAAGAAGACCATACAGATCAGGAGTACAACTGAAAGTGTTGCGTTCATGACTGATCAAGTTGATTTACTAGATCTCATTCAGATCAATCAAAGCTCTAACTTTTATGAGATACTTTCATGGGAATCGGTATACACCATCGAGTCCGGAGATCTTATTGAAATAACTGTTAGAAGTTATGATGAACAGCTCGCTGATTACAACAGTTGTTATGGGTTTGCTAATAAGTTTGATCCAAATGGTGAGGTATTTGCAGCACTTTCAACCGTTGAAGGTAGTGCATTGTTATCATTCTATAAACCAGCATCGAATACCGGGATACCCGCGACACTTGTTGATGGTGAGTTTGTTACTATCATGGATGATAAGGGCAACTCAGTCAAGAAAACATATACAGTCATGCCCAATGGTACTATTCGGCTGGATGATGAGGTTTACACAACTTCATTAGTTCCATCATCAGTTAGTATGTATGATAGTGCAGTACCACTGAATTATTATAGTGGTGCATTACCATCGTATACATTACCAAGTGATGATAGCTTCAATAGAATATCATTACCTAACTCACTCAATGAGACTGATGCAATGATCAGTATTAGTGTTGGTAATACAGCACTATTCAAGTTGAAGTTTGATGAGGATATTGTTGAGGATGATGGATGGCAGATTGCGACCATGGTTCAAGGTATCTTCGATAATCAGAATATGAACTGGCAACAGAAGACTGGGAATCCTGCTATTGGTGATGGATGGTATAAACTTATTGAAAAGACTACTTGGGATGGTGGTGGGGCGGTTAATACTTTACCAGATATTAAGTTTGATACAGCTGAGAAACTTTCAGGAGCTCGATTCAACAACTTCAAGGTAACTGTTTGTCGGATAGTAACTGTGTTTGATTCAACTGAGAAGCAATTCATCAGCCCATCATACTCATTCTATCTGCCAAATGCAGTTGTATCGACTTATGTTGATGCTGATAGTAATAATTGGGATCATATCGAGAATAAGGTCAAGTCTATTATTGCAACAAATGTATTGAAGACAAACCCAGATATTTATTCAACCGCTTTAGGTATTAGAAAAATAAGTAACTTTGCTGGTTTTACTCCAGGTACAGGTCGATCAATACAAGATGGTATCCTAGAGTTTGGTAAAGCTGGTAAAGTCTCAACTAATGAGCTTATCATCGCGATCGAAGGGTATGATAATGATATTGAAGATCAATTGAATGGATCTAAAGAGATCACTGTTGTGTCTGATGCCAATGTTACAACCACATACACTACCGATCCTGAGTTGGCCGTTGATAACTTACAGTTCAGATTGAATGGGTTTAATCTCATTAGAACCGAAACACTTACTCAGTCTGAGAATAAGATCAATATCATTACAAATGATGTGACAACAAACAGCTATGTTGAGCTCCTTCAAGCGATATCAAACACTACTATTGATGTAACAAAAGTTATCAATAGAGATGATTGGTTATCCGGGTGTACTGTTGTGGAACCAACTCCAAGATTCAATCTAATCACCAAGCTCTGTAAACAGGGATTTGTGACCGGTTTCAGTTCTAGGGATGGCATTCCAACCTTTAGTACCTTCCTTGAGTCAATCATGACTCCTGAGTATCTTAATGATAGTATCATCATTCGTAACACGATCAAGAACTTCACTAACACCGATATCAATCGGGTGTATAATGAGTTTTACATCAAATGGAACCAGAATTTAGCAACAAATGAATTCATTTCAGAAGTTAATATCAAGAATGTTAATGAAGATACATTCCCATTGATTAGTGGTAACTGGACTGAGTATGTTAGTGGGATATCAGACTACACCACAGCTAAGTACTTCTGGGATTTGGCATCACAAGCTGAGAAGGTATCATCTGCGATCAATAAGGCTCCATTAGATAGAACTGATCTGGTGTTTGCTTATGATGAATTGATAACTGATGATAAGATGTACCTTGGCGACTCTGATAGTATAGTAACATTCAATGTAACTGATGAGTTCGATGAGATTATTGAAGTTGGCTCAATTGTGAAACTGCCTTATTTACATCTTCCGAATAATATCATTCAAGTTGGTGATAAGATCGTTGTAAGTAATGACACAGAATCAATGGAACTGATAGCGTTCTACGATCAAGTAGGTGTATCAAGTCCTAAGTTCCTGTGTACAGTAATATCGATGGTAGGTATATCTGGTGTCACTACTGTTACAATGGATGCAAATAAGAGTTATATCATCAAGAATGTTGGTCAGGTGTATGCTGGTGTGAGGCAGGGTGAGTTCCCAATCTCAGGTGGTATGATAAATCAGCAAGTGCTTGAGCAAGTTGGGTCGACTGATAAGTGGAGAGTTCTGAAGAGTAGCTTGAACACACCATTGTATGTTGGTGATACTATCCATTTATGTCAACCGGATAGCACTAATCGGGCTGCGAATAGATTTACAGTAATCAAGATAACCGGTAATCTACCAACAGACTCTAATTACTGGGAAACTACTATTGAAGAGGTGAATGATTGGGAGTTCAATTCAAACACATGGGCATTTACCAAGCAAGCATCATGGTTTGTTAGAGTTAAACAGGGATCTGTACCAAACTTTACTGATGGGTATGCAAGAAAATACCTTGATATGTTGGTTAAATGGACAACCTATCAGAAATTCCAAGTTGATTTTGATATTCCAATCACTCCAACAACTGTTAAGTATGAGCTGATGACAGAAGTTAACTTCAATGACCCTATCATCACCCCAGGTGACACTTATGGCGCTGGGTGGATTACAGGACTAACCTTAGATCCAAAGGCTCATGTGTTCAAAGTGCAGATAACATTTGATCCAAGTTTTTACATCAAGGCTCCTGTAGTATTACAGAACAAATGGATTGATGAGAAAGCTACCAACGTGAAGTACATCAATGAGGATAAGGATAACATCAAGTTCATCAACGAACAGCACTTCGACTAAGATAATAAAGGGGATTGTAACAAGTCCCCTACATTATTCTACCTAATAGTAGTTATAGAGTCAAGAATCGAATTTATTTACAACCAATGATGGAGAATGTATATGATTGCTGATGAAAATTATAATGTAAAACGAATAGCCGCAGTCACAAGAGGCGACTTAGAATCAGAACTCCATCCACGGATGATTGGGTTCGAGACAACTACTGAATTTATTGGGGCTAAAAAACCCGCTGGGGATATGATTTGGTTTCCACCTGAGCATGGTGATGCAATTTATAACTCAGTCCAGATCGAGGAACTTGCTGATGGGTCGAATTGATGGTAATGGTGTTGTAACTGGAATGGCATTATCAATTGGTGGAACTACAGGTACATTTAGCATTAGTGCTGGAACATATCATAAGATAGGAACTGCTGATGCTGTAACTTTTGCTGGAGCATCAAATATTACAGTAGCTAACATAGATTCTCAGAATGCTACATTCATTATGATTGATACCACTGATAATAGTATTCATCAACTGTCAACTAAATGGACACCTCAAGATCGTAGATCATATATCATACTTGGTATTGTTGTTCATAGTGACGGAATCAATGTTAATGCAGTAAACAATCTTCCTGATGTTGCTATTAATTCTTTATCACAATTAAATGATTTAATTTGTAATCTTAAAGCATTCAATATTTCTGGTAATGTGATTAGTGCTAATGATGCTAACCTATCAATTAATAAGAGTTCTGGTGCTATGTTTAAAAGAGGTGTAAACTTCCAAAATGACTATAGTGATCCACATACCATTGACCTTGCTGGATTAGTAGCACCAAATACATTGAGATTTAGAACATCTGATGGTCAAGAAACACCTAATACTGCAACTTTCCCATTGAATTATGAATCAGCTCCTGGTGTTATTTCTGCAATACCATCAAGTCATTTTGCAATATTTAGAGTATATTTATTCCCAAGTAATTTGATAAGAG